ATGAATAATTCCTTCCTGAAACTAATCAATAAAAAAGTCATTTTTACAATTATCACCTCATCCGCTTTTATTTCCGCCTGTACTTTTACAGTCATTTGGCTTTATCTTTCCAATATCGAAAGGCTTGATATTCTATATGATGCAATCAGCTTTACGAGTGCAATAGGGATAATATTTGGTTTTACGCTGGTCTCCCTGCTGGCTTTTAGCCTGTTAATATTTATTTCGTCTTTTATTTTATATCTTATCTACAGTGCCAACGAAAAGGAATATGCTGGCTATAATGGAATGGCAATGAGTCTTTCCACGACATGCTGTATCAACAGTATTGCACTGTGCCTGGTGCTGATTGGTGGATTTTGCCTGAATTACTTTTTAAAAATTAATGGCTATGTCGTCTTTGTAATATCATTGATAGCGATGCCGGGATTCAGTTTTTGGATAACCCGTAAAAATATACTGCGCAAATCCACATACTTGATTGAGGACAATCAGCGTTCAGCACCATTCCTGCAGACGAGGATTATGAAAATATCCTTACCGCTACTGCTGATTATACCTGCTTTTGTCCAGATATTCCCGATACTGTTTATTACCCGACAACTTGACTTTGTTAACGGTGGCAGTGAACCCATGCAAGTATTGCTGTTCACGTTTATGACCATTGCATTGATTACGCTTGGAATTTTTCCAGGCATGATCATTATCAATGAAAAAAAGAACAAAGGTCTTATCCAGGTCATTGCCTATACGTTGATAATTATCCCAGTGGGGATACTGATTCTTTCTCTGGTGTTCCGTCCAACGCCAAATATGATCCTCAATATGACTATGAATTTATCGGGCATCAGTGACTGGCGAACACATCAATATTACATCAAAACGACAACGCACCCACATGCGATGTTTGATGGAGCTCTCTGGAACACACGCTATCATAACGATATTCCGGATCGCTTTTTTATCACAGGAGTTAATATTTTTTCACTTGGTGATATTCGGTTGATTTGTCCTACAGCTATTACGCACGCAAGATCATTCAGTCTGAAATTCGTTGCCGATCGACTGGATGAGTATGATGCGCGTTTAAATGATCTCAAAAATACCGCAATGAAGTGCATAGTTTTTAATAAAGAAGACATCCATACATGGGATTCCCCAATTTCCGAACCGATTTTTTATCAGAAAGTGAAACTGAGCCACGACACCGGGCTGATCCAGTTACTGCATTTGCTTAAATGAAAGATTATTGTCCACGAAAGCTTTGCGGATACTTAATGGCGCGCCCTGCAGGATTCGAACCTGCGACCCACGGCTTAGAAGTTCCTAGAACTACCTGAGTAAACAGCAACATACCGTGTCACTACTGCGCTCACACGTCCCATGATGCGAAAACATGCAAAGCTATGCAAACCTGTGCAAAGCCTTGCGTGTCTCATTTCTGTCTCACATCACTGGGCAGTCATCGAACTCGCCAGTACGTGCATCGTTAAGGATGTAAGTGATAACACCCCTCACAACTACCTCGCTTCCATGCTCATCAGATCCGAGCATATTGACTCGCGTCGAATCATCCAGGCATTCAAGTCTCGGCGCTGGCAATATCCGATACCGTCTCACCTTAATCACGCCATCGATGTTACAAAGGACGAGCGATCCATCGCATGGCCGCAGCGAGCAATCGACGATAAGCAGAGCGCTGTGCTTTATTCCCTCGCGCCACGAATAGAATCCCGCACGGATAACATACGTCGCTGATGGAACCTTAAAGCAAAGCGCATCTAGGGAGATTGGCGCGTCGGAGTAGTCCTGTGCCGGTGATGGAAATCCCATGGCTATCGACCCCCATTAGGGTTGTAAACCATGAAGGTACGGTTATCCCCTTCCTCAGTAGAGATGTCCTTGAACGTGCTGACACTCATCTCTATCCAGTCGTTAGCCTGCCGGCGCGTCCAGTCCCAGTTAACCTTTGCCAGCTCGCGCACAAAGTCAGCTGTGGTTACCGTCTTCTTACCCTTCTGGTCTATCTTCACCGCTCTGTCGAACGCATACCCGATTTCGTAAATTCTGCCCATAACTCCTCCCACCAAATACAACTGTGTATACATACAGTAGTTTTACTTGATGGGGAGATCAATACGAAGCGGCCTATCAATCAGACTCGCTGTACATGGCTTGCTTGACTATGTTGGTGCATTTGGGCGCTCATTTAGCAATTAATATCACTTTTATATATTTCAAATCTTCTTATCATCATTTTTGAAATTTTTACTGCTCTCAGAGTAAGTTTTATTTTTTGATAATATACGCCCTCACTAAATGAAGGCGACATCTTCAAGCTTTTAAAATGCTAACTACTTTTTAGTGTCTCAATTTCTTTTTTAAGCTCTTTAACCTGTGATGATAAATATTTTATTGATGCCAGCGCGTCCAGTAACATCGGTGTAGTATCCAGATGTTTCATGCCACCAACATCTCTTATGTATTCTGGATCTATTTCTTCAATTTGCTGTGAAGTGACCCCCCTTCTTGGGGATTTCTTCTCATCTTGTTTAAATGTGAAGTTAATAAACTCCATCCTTTCAACATTAGAAAGAGAATCTTGCAAATCGAGTTTCTCTCCGAGATTTTTAAGTCTCTCATCAGATGGTGATACTTTCTGTAGCTCTGACCATCCGGAAAATGATGTTCCGGAATATGCCCGAATAAATAATCTGCCACCTCCTCCATCTTGGGCCGCCAGCTGGCATCTATAAGAAGGGAAATTTCCTGTAAGCTGGACTAGTCCATAACCTCCTGTACCACCAGGAGATCCAATATCCGAACCGTTTGCGTAGTACATTCCTGCAACTAAATCGGCTTGGTTTTTTGCCTGTAGTCCTTCGGGGCCAGCAATAACCCCCCATCCAGAGTTTGCAACTGTCAGTACCTTAGATCCGCCGGAAAAAGAAGTGCCATTTTCGTCAAAATCAAAAATTGCGAGCTTTCCTGATCTATTGTTTTGGAGAGACATGCGACAAAGGTAGCTACCTCCAACTTTAGCAATAGCCCTCATTGAAAAAGTACATTCATCCACTCCATTTATCTGATACAGGGAAATGAAACGCCCGCCATCAGCCTCGGTCCCTTCGGGAGGCAACAAGGAAGCATTAACCGTAGATTTGACCTGCGTATCAAATTCATTTCTGGACTTAACCTGTCCGAGTGTGGCGGCATCTGTGTCTGCTACAGCTGGGGATGCAAGTGGTAATGGCTTCCCGTCCAAAAGATTCTGAACGGCAGTAGCTTTGTTTTCTAAGTCATTTAGATTTTCGGACTTAATGAGAGCATTAGCCGGATTAGAAGCTGCGGCACGGTCAGCCTCCTCTTTTGCTCGGTCCGCCTGAGTGGTAGCAAGGGAAACCTGTGCTGCGCCGCGAGTTTCTGCATCGTCGGCGGCCTGCTCTGCCCGATCTGCCTCGGCGGTGGCATCGGTGGCTTTCTGGCTTGCCGTGCTGGCGCTCCCCGATGCGGATTGCTCATGCTGAGCTGCTGCCTGCGCTGATGCGGCTGCTTCTGATGCTTTAGTCTCAACAACGCCCCGATCCGTCGCCACGGCGGCTTTATCTGCGGCCACGGCATTTTGTGACTGGCGGATCTGATCAGCTATTTCTTGCACCTGTTCCAGGTCCACCGTCTTAAGCAAATCAACAATCTTCAGCCAACTGGGCCCGGTGAACTGCGAGCCATCTTTCAGCGTTACCGTGATGTCATCGCTCACGCTGAAAACCTGCTGCCAGTTATCTTTGTCCAGGTTCTGCCCGCGTAACGCCTCGGTTGTCTGTGTTGCCAGTGCTGCAGTAATGAGGCTTTGCGCTTCACGCGGCACCTCATACCAGGCCAGCCCACTTTGCGTTGGACCGGTGAAATTACTGATGAGCGTCAGCTGCGTATCGCTGGTGATTGATTTGACCGTCAGCGTGTAGGGTGTGCCGCCAATGCTCACCACAATAAAGTCACCGGCCTTCATTGCAGTGAAGGTGGTGCCAGTTCCTTTTACGGCGTCAGATTTGTTCGTAAGCGCGAGAGTTCCTGCCGACATGGCAATCTCCTGATAATAAAAAACCCGCATAAGCGGGCTTGTTTTGAATGTATGCTTTATTCACAAGTGGAGCTGATAAAGTTTGATTTATTTACCCAGCGCCAGTTGAAAGGATATCCAGCTTTGAATTCTGTCTGTTCTGATATTTTCCGTACACCATAGATATTAACTGAGTATTCTGCCCCACCAATACTTGCAGTGGCAGTACAAACTGGGTTTTGTTTTTCAATTCCAGAGCATGCAGCCAATGAAAATGCGCAAAAGGCAATTATTAATCTTTTCATTATCGTCACCGGGTTTAATTTTCATGGTGAACATAACAGCAAAAACTGAGTAGCGATAATTGATAAAGTGGATCGATTTATGGATATTGATCGATTTCATCGATCGGTCTCATCAAATATATTTTGAAACATCAATTGCTGTAATAGTATTCCCAGCATTTGTTGCGCCTACCATCTGTGCTTGCCCGCCCGGATATGAAAGTAGGGTTGCGTGCATCCGCGTGCTTGAACCGTTGTATTCAGCACCAAAGGCAGTATTCAAGGATATAACCGCCCCGCCCGGCCCTCCCGTAGAAAACTGCCACTGCTGCTGTCCCGAGCAATCAGGAACTATGGCCCACCTTCCCGGCCTGGTGATGTCTATGCTTGTTCCGCCGCCTGAGCCTCTGGTCCCAATCGTCACAAGGTCGGTTAGCACTCTCGACTCATGGGTAAGGATTAGCTTGCCTGCTTCATCCCATATTGCCATCCCCCACGGCGGATTTGGCATAGGCTGCTCGAAGAAAGTAAACACCAGAGCCGTCATGCTGAAAGATCCGTTTCCATTTACATTATTTCCAGTAAACCTCATCCCGGAAGATGTCCTTTCAGCAACAAAAGCCACCGAACCTGTAGAAGGCCTGGAGCTGTATACAAACGGGATGATAGGTTGTGACATATCAGGCATGGCTATAGTTCCAACAGCCTGCTGCAATGTGTCATTCACTTTGGATGAGTTAAATGTCCTGACCGCATAAAGGCATAGCGGAGTTGACTGAGGTGTTACAAATGCCTCCCCGCCCGGGGTGGTTAACAAAGCTCCAAATTCTGCCACTATACAACCTCAAGGAAAACAGTCAGATTAGCCGCCCCTGACTGGTATTGGTTAAGAGAGTTATCAGTACCAGCAGAGATAATAATACTATTACCTGATATGCTTATAATCCTCCTCCCCTGGATATATGTATCTGCACCCAAAGGCACGTATACAAAACCTAAACGATAACCGTTGGGCACGTTAAAAGAATAACTCCCCGACTTTTGCCCATTGGATAATAGTATGTTGCTAATAACGGAAACGGGTTTTATCCCATAGTTGTTTGGGACGCCATTGGCATCCCACGATTGAAAGCCCCAGTCAGACATTTACCAGACCCCATCAATATAACCGAATTGACACCTTACCCTTTTATTGGCATCCCTGACGGTGATTTTTGAGTTTGTCTGCTTCATTGAGCCCTGGCTGTTGCTTCCGAAGTTAACAAACGTTCCATTTTTATCCAGCCTCCATCCTGTGCTATCTGCCACATAGTTATTGGACTGGATGAAGTTTCCGATTTTGGCATTTGTAATGGTGCCATCCTGAATAAAAGCCTGGCTGATAAACACCTGACCATTTACTACTGCAAAGGGAGAGTATTGAGTTGAACTACTACCGCTTAACAGCACGAACTGATTCGCATTAAATGCCACTCGGGTAACAGTTGGCTTTCCTGCTTCAGATATTGCTGCCACGGACATTCCGGCTAGCGACTCTACACCATTAACCCTTACGCCTACCTTAAGTGTATAAATGGCTGAGGCACCGTCGCTATCGACCATTGCGGTCAGCTTTTCCTGAAGTTGAGCAGAAACATCGCCAATCTGCGCCCGGACATCGGTTTCCAGATCTGCCAGTCCTTTATCGACTTCTGCGATGGTTGTCCTGACCGTAAGTATTTCCGCCCGCACGTCGCCGAGTTGCCGCCATTGATGGTCCACTGTGGCGTTATTGGCAAGCGCGTTCTGCAGCGCAGCTTCAATGCTCTGGTCGAGACTGCTGGTAAGGCGCTCACCATCCTGAGAGTTAAGAAAGTCGCCGGTTATGTCATCCAGATACTCATTCGCCTGCGAACTCGTCTCCCCCATAACCCATTCAGTCCAGTCGCCTACGTTACCGATGCGGTCGACTAGTCTTGCGCGATACCACTGCCTGACACCAGCCGGCATCATGCCATGCTGATAACGCGCAGAAGGGTAAGGGACCATTGCCAGCAACTCAGGGTTGGCATGGTCATCTGTGGTTGCTCTCTGAATCTCTGTATGCGAGGTGTCACCAGATCCATCAGGGAAAGACCATGTGATATCAATATTCCATGTCACATCATCAGTGGCCAAAAGATTCTGAGGCGTCCCCGGCTTGCCTACTTTACCTGACAAATATGTAGTGTCGGCGTATCCCCATGGTGAGCTGGTTTCCTGAGCATTCAGGGCGCGAACGCGTACATCATAATATCCAGTATATATACCCTGAATAGAGAAGCCCTGCGCACTGGTAACGGCAACGTTAACCCAGTCTCCGTTATCCTTTCTCCATTGCGCCATATAGCGAATGGCACCCTCAACTTTATCCCAGGAAACGTCCATCGAGGCCACCGTTAACCCCTGAGACACGTAATCCACTTCTGAAACCTTGATGTTTGCAGGAGCTTCCAGAACATTGATCGGAGTTACTGTAACTGGAGGGCTGTCGATGCGAACGCCATCATCAATGAATCTATATTTGTTAGGGTCGTGCTGCACAGCAGTAATCGTGAATCCACCGCTGCCGTCATCATTCTCACGCACCGATGACACACGGAAGTACTGTATGGCGAGATTGTCGCTATCTATAGCCCATACGGCGCCGGGAACCGGAGCTTTTGTGAAGGCAGTGGAGACTGTGACAACCTTTTTATCAGCGCTGATACTGCTGATTGTGCGTGTCTGCGCGGTTCCATCGGGAAGATTAACCACCAGGCGATCGCCGGCACCATAGCTGACTTCCCGGTCAAGCGTCACATTGCGACCACTGACCGCACTGATTCGCCCGCCGTTTTGCTGACCGGCGCGGAAAGGATCAGCAATGCCAACTATCTCTGCTGGTAACGGGATGTACCCATCAAGGCCTACCGCAAATGACACTGTTCCGTCCCGGGCGTTGGAAAGGATTGCCCAGCGGCCACGGCGGTGGGCCTCACTTTGAGACGTGCATCCTATGGCTGTTAAAGACATCTGATTTACGCCGTAGCGCTCAACCAGCTCCTGGTCATATACGCCCTCAACAGTATCGGAGTAGTGATTCTGCGGGTCTGACCATGACACCATTGCAGATGAGTAGCGGTTTTTATAACTGCCGCTGCCGTAGGTGAATAGTCCATCGATAACATTCGACGCGTGGTAGATGAAATCAACATCATCCTGCGGAACATCAGCTCGAACATAAATCTGATCGTTTCCCCAGAATGTTATTCCTCTGAAAACTGCAGCGAGGTCGCTCAGGACGGTATATGCATCCTGCTGATTCTGGATAAAGACGTTGCATGTGAATCGCGGCTCAGTTCCGCCGGCGCCATTTGAAACTTTCTGATCGCAATACTGTGCGATGGCATAAAGTTCCCATTTATCAATCATGCTGGCATTTACACGGTTGCCCATACCGTAGATTTCATCCAGTACCAGATCGTAGAAAATCCATGCCGGGTTATTGGTGTAGGCCATTTTGAAACTGCCTGACCATGTTCCGCTGTAAGTCCTGCTTACAGGGTCATATGTGTCAGGAACGCGAACCAGCTTACCCTTAGGCTTACACGTCACCTTCGGGGCGCTGCCAGAAAACTGGCTGCTGTCTACCTCGATATAAAGAACAGCGGTGTTTGGATATCGCAGTTTATTATCGATAACTTCGGCGAAAGAGAAGACCTTAAAGCCATTTACGAGTTTTGCAGATGAAGAGTCTGCGGTAATTCTACGGACACGAACAGACCATCCAGTGGTTGCGGATGGAAGGTCAATACGATGGTCACGCTGATACTCAGATGTTGTTTTGCCATCGAAACGTCCATTTACCACCGTTTTCCACGCGGCACCATCAGTCGACAGGTCAATAGCGTACTGAGTAACCGTGCCAACCATGTCTCCATTGTCTTTATAGGCATACTGGGCCGGAAGGCTAAGTTTGATGCGTACTGCATCCAGTGTGAGATTGGAAAACTGACGAACCCACGGCGTGGTGGTAGTCACAGCGACATTGGCAGATAGCTCATTATCTACTTCAGGCAATCCCTGAATGTATGTCTGGTCCTGAGTGCCCTTACGATATTCCCATTTCACGCCGGTGAAGTTATATGAGCCGTTGTCATTAGCCAGGGGCGTGTCGTTGAGGAAAATACGTTGCGCAGTCAGATCGCCCTTAATCTCACCCTCTGAGATTGCAATCAGCATTTTTAATTTTGCTTCAGACAGCAGGTCGTCCGGCTGCTCTACTGGTGTGCGAGCCTTTTTGCTTCCGCCTTTACTGCCCTGAATGGTGCCGCCTTCCAGTAAACGCATACTTCACCTTTCTTATTGTTGGTCGCTGGAGAACATGCCAGCACTTACGATGGCTCCGCCGATCTCACGCTCGCCGAACAGCACCGGCACCGGGTAGCCCATTGCTACAGTGTTCACCGGGGCACCAAACGCGTAGTTTGGCTTGTTGTCTGTGCTGGAAGATGCGCCGACACTATATTTAGGCTGAGGGGTTAGCAGCTGAACGACGCCACCAAGCATCATGCTTAACCCGAGACCGGTAAGTGCTGTGGTGGTGGCTGTCGCTGCGGCCGTACTGAGGCCTATAGCAGTAAGAGACGCACCGGCGGTAAAATATGCAGCCACAAGCGCAACCGCACCGATGACAATCTGGAGGACACCACCCCGCTTAGAGCCTTCGGTGATAGCCGAGATTCGATAAACATCACCGCCACGCGTCATGTCGAATTCTTCTATCCCGATGTTGTGCTTGCCATTGAAAAAAGCGAACCGGATGCCTTTCATATGGCCCTCGGAAAGGTAGCGTTTGAATCCGCGAACCTGGCTACACATTGCTCTCAGCATTTCCGGCAAGTCATCAACCACGAATTTATGCTCGCGGCCAAATTTCTTTGCCATCCGGCCATCAAGAATCAGCGTTTTCAACATGCATAAGCTCCTTATGACGCACTACCCGGACGGTGCGATCACGATAATATTTCCCGTATGGCACGCGGGCAGACAGGCTGCCGAAGTTGTGGTGAAGCATCAGGTTTTCACCGAGATAAATTGCGGCATGATTGGTAACAGGCGCTTGAACTCTCATCATTATCATGTCGCCTGGCTGCATGTTTTCAGGGGCAACCATAACGAAACCCTCACGCTCCCAGTTGTCGTCGTAGCGGTTCTCTTTTCCTTCCACCCACCACTCGTAATCAACCGAGTAATTCCCGAGGACTACGCCGTGCTCCCGCTGATACCACTCACGAATAAGTGACCAGCAGTCAGCGAACCCAAGCACCCACTGCCGGCCAACATAATCACGATCTTCTCGTGGCGAGAGGGTGCAAAAGTCACCATCAGGCCAGGACATAATCCCCCACTCCACTCCAGACCAGTCGCACTGCACACGGTCCAGCTCTGATGGGATCAACTGAACAACGTCAGGGTGAGAATGTATAACCATGATGATTTCACCCTTCTCGGAAGCAGCGAGCTTATCCTCAGGCGAAATCGTGAACGCATCGGATGGGGTTTCTGATATGTTCCGGCACGGTATGTACTCCTGTGAGCGACCAGCCTGAATCACGACTCCGCACGCCTCTTTTGGATATTCCGCCGCGACGTGGGCGCTAATAGCTGCCATTAGTTTTTTGCGCATTTTTATTTACCCTGGAGGTTGGCCGCCGGGAATCCACCGAATGGCAAAGGATTTCCCTCACCAAATCTCGCCTCACAGTCAGGAAGCCTTCCACCGCAGACATCCAGCGCCGGATTACTGGTAGGCGTCCCATCCTTCTGAAAGTAACGGTTCCCTGCGTAATCACACCCGTTTCCTGTCCGGTACCAGCCGCGCATACACCACGTGCAAACCGGGGTAATCTGCCTGGTAGGAAGTTGCAGGTTTTGAATATCGAATGGTGAGCACAGCTCGAAATCAACCTGGACTCTCGTCTCGGCTGTTTTGGCGTTGATATAAAATAACTGCACCCGCTCATCAGAAGGGCTGGCGCTTGGATTACCTGAGGTCCAGTTTGCGGCATCGAGGTATTTAGCCAGTGTTGTGTGAATCTTTACTTTGGCTTTCACCATGTCGTCATACTCTAAACAGAGTGCAGTGACATAGTTTCCGATGTTTGAAACAGAAAGGGTCGGCGTCGGCTGAGCGCCGGTACTGGAAAGCTCCAGGCCTTTAATCTCATAGGGGTAAGGCTCGTACTCCTGCCCTTGCCAGATGATTGAAGGCATGTTTTCAGCCGCAAACGCTGACCATCCTTCCTGATTGATGTTATGCGCATGGAAGCGCAGGATTTTATCCAGCCCGAATGCTGTGCCATCAATCTCTACCAGCTGAATAAGCTGGCCCGGCTCGAGCTGTTGAATGTCTGATGTGAAGCTCATATTCAGCCCATAAAAAAGGACCGCCATAGCGACCCTGTGTGGTTTTGTTTGGTTATGGCGCGAATGCCTGTTCGAAGGTGAATGAGAGCTCTACAAAGCTCTCAGTGATCCACTTCGTAGCTACAGAGTCGGCTCGCACGCGGAACAGCTTTTTGTCACCCCACGGGTCTGTCCACCAGAATGAGACGGTCACGTGAGACGCCAAAAACGTTCTCACCTCTGCAATATCGCTGACGTTACCTCTTCGGCTAAGCGTCCATGTTGCTGCAGCAGTGTTAATACCTGCAGATGACACCTGCTTATAGCCATCACCAAACTGAGACTGAAGAGTGGCAACATTAATACTTTCGCTGCCACCCACCAGAACACCCCAGGTGAATGTATCAATAGCCATATTCTGCTCCGTCAGGCCGGTCTGTATAGCATGCCGCCCGGTGATATTTCTTTCTTAAGACGGTCAGTGATAACCGTCTGAACGATGCCGGAAAGCTGCTGAGCGGTGTTAGCAGTGCTGGTATTGTTGGCCTCTCCAGAGTTACTTCCGCCTTCCTGAACAATTGTGACTGGCGCGTTAACTGTGATGTTGGCACCTGCGCCATTACCACCGCTCAGCATGCGAACCCCGAGTGAACCATCAGAAGAACGCGCAAGCGGCATGATCGCCTCAGGTCCAGCCTCACCAAACACTCCTGCGCCTTTGGCAAAAGCAAAGAACTGAGGCTTGTCATACACCCCGTTGCTGTAGCTGCTGAGAGAAGGCGAATCATAAACCCCGCCCTTGGCATTGAACTTCAGTCCTGCAGCGGCATTGTTATAAGCGCCTGAAGGGGTTGAGCCAACGGAGCCCGTAGCAGCAGATACCCCGGCAGAAAGCACCGATCCAAAGATACTTGAGCCAATTCCGGCTATAGCCTGCCGGGCCGCGATACGAGCCAGGTCGGATATTACTGAAGTGGCAAAGTCTTTGAATGACGCTTTCCCTGTGGTGGCAAACTTCACAATAGCATCTTCCATGCCGCTGAACGCGCTTGAGAACAGCTGCTGAGACATCGCAGACACGTTAGAAGCGCTATCCAGATATTCACGCCATGCTCGACTGGCTCCTGCAGAGAATGAACCACGAGCTTCATTCATGCGCTGAATGTGCTCGTCGTAGTTTCTCAGCTCTGTGGCTAGCCCTTCCTGCTGCAGGCGGATTTCCTCATCAATCTGCTGACGCGCAGCCTCACTCATTGCCATCGCCCTGTTCTGGCGCAGCTGAGTGATTTTGTCGTTGTAGGATTGCTCCAGAGAAAGCCGCTGTTGATACTGCTGCTGCTCATACTGGCTCATCCCTCCGGATGCCATGAACTCTTCGGCGCCGTACTGATTTGCTCTGTTAGCAATAGTGCGCTCGATATCAGCACGCGCACGCTCGATAGACAGGAGACGCTCACGGTTGGAAATTTGCTTTTCTATGGCGGCGTTCTGCTGGAGCTGGGCGGTGATCATCTCAGAGTTAGCCAGAAGCGACTTCTGGTCAGCGGTGAGTGTCTGCTTGTTCTTGATGTCGGCTAACTGCTGCTCCCACTTAATCAAGGCCTGCTGCTGGGTTCCTAATTTATCCGTGCTGCGAGACTGGTCCAGAAGCACCTGCTGCTGCTGGCGAAGGTTATCCAGCATCCGGGTGCCTGCATCTTCCGTGTAGGCCCTGCCTTTTGGTTTGGCTGGATCTTTGAAAATTTCATTTATACGGGATGTTCTTTTCTCATAATCGCTTAGGCTAATTACGCCAGCATCTAGGTATTTCTTCTCCTGTGCTAAGGCTTTTGCTCTCTTTTCAGCTGCTGTGGTTAATTTTTCACCTTCCCTTTCCGCCTGTTGCCTTAACGAAATTCTTTTTTGCTCTGATTCGTTATATTTGCTTATCGCCTCATTAAGAACGCCTTCAGTTGTTATTTGAGACTGAAGAGCGTCTCTGCGTTTTATCATGTCGGGAAGGTTGTAACCGTTAGAGTTAGCTTTAAATCTATTCCAGAGGCCACCTTCAGCTTGCATTTTTTGGGCTTCTTCAATGCTTCCATTTAATGTTGCAAGTTTATCGGAATCTGTTTGTGGCCTGCCAACATCAAGCATCGCATCCCATGCGCTTTTTGCTGCGCCTGTGACGCTATTCCATGCTCTCTCAAGCGCTCCCAAATTCTCTCTAATATCTCTTGCTCGTTGCTGCATAGTGGTGGCATAGGCTTCGGTTGCTATTCTTGAAGCTTCTTGCTGATTCCCTTCGTCTTGCAGTGCCTTTATCTGGCTGTAGGTTGCCAGTGTAAGAAAATGGTACTGGTCATTGAGTTTGGAAATAGCAGCAACTGGATTTGAGGCAATGCTATTGAAATCATCAACTAACTTATCAGTGGCTATCCCTGTGGCTTTTCCGGTTTCAACAATTGAAGAAGTAACTCTCTCCAGTGAGTCACTGGCCACCTTCCCAGATGACACCAATAAATTCAGAGTTGATGCTGCCATCCCTGTGGTTGAATTAGTCGCGACAGATACTCTGGCAGCGATATCAGCCAATTGATCAGCAGTTTTCCCGGCCAGATTACCATTCAAGGTTAAAGACTTATAAAACTCATCCTGCTCTTGAGAACCTTTGTAATAGGCCAGCCCTAATGTACCTACAGCTGCGGCTGCCAGCGTGAATGGGTTGATAAGGCCTGTAACATATGTGCCAAGAGCTTTTGCTGCAGGGACAATTCCCCCGAACATATCCTTTAGCTGCCCGCCCTGCTGAAGAAGGACGGTCAATGGAGCCTGGCCACTTGCAAGGCTGACAACAATATCTGTCATTTGAGCAGGGACCATGCGCATGTTAGCGGCGGTTTGTTTGGCGGTCATACCGGTTCTGCTCAACTGCTCATTGAATCCGGTAAGCTTGTTCCTCGTGTCCTCAATTTGCTTTGAGTAAACAGCAAATGTATCGGCGTCTATCATGCCTTTACTTTTGTAACGAGCTAGATCTTGCTGTTGTTTATCAAGCCTATTGAGAGCTGCGTTGACAGGGTCGATTCGGTCAAGAAGCTCAGACAATGCCTGTTTTTCCTGATCCGTTGCTTTTGTCACCTTGCCAGCAGCTGCAGCGGCCCTCTCTCCTGCTCCAGTCATTTTTCCCAGCGCAGTAGTTAAACTATCAGCGTTTTTTTCCGCTCCAGTGCTGTCGATGATGATTGCTAACCGGGATTGCTGTTCTGGCATTTATCTTTCTCCGGGCAATAAAAAACCCCGCCGGAGCGAGGTTATTTTTATAAATTAGGTTATGGCGATACGTGATACCGCTCTTTGAAGTCAGACTCCATTTTTTCACACGCGCCAGCAATAAACCTTTTGGTTGCTTCGTCCACAGACTTTCTGTCGTAATCTTTCCAGCAAAGTTTTATTGCGTCACGTTTATCGTTTTTTTCCTGCTGCTCAGGCGATTGATCGCACCCTGTAATCAACAGTGCAATTGCAGTTGCAAATAATAATTTTTTCACTTCGCACCCCATCTGAGATATTTCCTGACATCGTATCAGGAACCGATCAGTTATCAACCGATGAGTTGGAACGTTGCGAGGAGTTGCGTGTTATGCCCTCCGAAGCGGGCAGAGTCTTTAAACGCCCGGGAGATAAAGCTGAACTTCCTTCGCCGCTCTTTCTCTTGCCGTGTGCAGTAGCTGCTTGCGTCCACCAGAACCCCATTTAGCCATCTGGCTGGCACAGCTACTGATGGCTTTTGTTTCGGTGTTGATGATGTGGTCTATTTTGTTGAGTCTTGACATAGCGCTAATTCCAAGTCTAACCACGGTGCGGAATACTTCGTAGACTTCAATCTCAAGCTCAGGCTTAATCCATGAGGCATAACGAATAGCCAAAATCTCGACGCCCCATACCCCTGACTCATCGCCACCCTTTGTAACCTTAAGTGGTTGATTTTGTTCCGAAGCACTTTTTAGTGCTTTGGCCTGCAACGCTTTGATAAAGCGCTTAACCTGCGCACTACGCAAAAATACGCTAGGCCTTTGTGATTCAGTGGCCTCTCCATTAGCAACTGCGGCTGCGTGAAGGTCGTTGAGGCTATATCGACCATCATTATCTACACGGACGCAAACACCATTTACGGATACGGTCGGGTATGTCATAGCGGGCTACCTTAAGAAAGCGAACCTGTCACACAGAAAAGCCGCCCCAAGAGGCCCGCCGGCACTAGCGGCAGTTCTCAGGATCGCTTTCTGTAAGGTTCTTGGATTATACAATGCGCGTGTGAAGCGCGGGGATTTGTGTTGCTATAGTGGGTGACGAAATAAAAAGCCCCGCGATTGCGAGGCTGATGTTGCCGCTATGAGCAGCGGCATTCTTCTTGGGGGTTGTGCAGTTATTGACGTTTTATGACCGAGTGCAGCAGGCCGCCGGGCTTCAGCGCGTTGCGGATGCCATCGTTTACTACTTCGTTTAATGTCTCTCGAATATCATCAGAAAGACGTGTTTTTGTAGCAGATGCGTTTGAGGTAGATATGCCTTCAGCGTGTGATTTACCATTGTGATTCACGTTCATCTTCACGGTGTAGTTCGCGGATGCTGCGCCATTTTCAATGAAGGCATCCTTGATATATATCTGCCCGTCCTTTACAGCAAATCCCGAGATATCTTCCATGGATTCTTTTATCTTTTTCGATAATCGGTGGAGCTTGATGCATTCAACGGCCTCAATAATTTCTTCAGGCGTGTAACTACCCTCGATTGCTACCCAGCGATCCTCCAGGAAGATAACGGCCTGCTTTTCACGTTCTGCATTGCCAAACTGTTCATAATGGCGAGCCAGCGCAGTATCGAGTGCATCTGCTATTTTTTTTTGAATAGCGTAATCACTACCGATTTTGTATCGGGGCAGATCTGCAATTTCATCCAGCGCATCTAAAGGGCTACCGATGTAATCACCAGCAGGAACACCAAAGCGCGTATTTACCAGATGCTTAATGGCAAACTTCTGCCCTTCAGAAGTCAGGAAGGTGAAGTAATTTTCCTTTTGATACTCCGTCGCGGTATGGCGTGTTTCAGCAAATCCCAGCTCTCGAAGCTCAGCAGCACCAGATTTAGCTGGCAGCTCACCAGACTGAAGCGCGCCACGGAAAAACAGCGCATACAGAACATCCGTCGCCGCACCGGATAACGTAATGATTTTCTGACCCATGATTTATTTCCTTTTAGATGTGAGCCTGTCGCACGGGACAGCCGTCCGAGAGAAAGCGACTCTCCCCAGGCTCACGACTGAAAGACTCTCTTTATTGCGCGTGCGATGCGCGGGAATTACTTCTTCTCTTGCTTCTCGCTGAACGCCTGCAACTCTGCGTCATCCAGCGCAAATATGGCCGCATCAAACTCTGAGCGGTCGATTAGTACGGGGCGGGAGGAAAGGTATTGCTCAATATCCCCCAGTGAGAGTGGCAGAGGTGATGCGGCCACGCCTGCGTAGTTGCGGGAACGTGATATTACTCGGTATGCCTCAATAATCTCGCCGGCCACAGAGTTAAGCTGAGGCTCCGGAGGTACGGGCTTCTTTAGCTTCTCGTATGTCCACCTCCGCTTTTCACCCTGTTCTCCGCCGAACTCAATCAGCCAGGACTGCGCTTCGAGGACTTTTTTACGGTGTCTTTGACTTGCTCCGCCTTCCCTTCGGCAATCTCTGCTGCTGTTGCCAGAATCTGCCAGTACAGCTCGGGTTGCTGCTTAATCAGCGCCACGCCTTTCTCAGGGGTATATTCGATCGCCTGTTCCTTGCCATCTACCACTTCACCCACGCCTTCCCATGCTCTCAGCAAATACCGGGCGCAGTTTTCAATGAGCAGGTCATCTACTGAATCGATGTCGCCTACTTCAGCCAGGCTAAAGTCAGGCGTTCCTACCTTCAGGGATGAGTCCATTTTGTCGATGTGGCGGCGAACCAACGCATTACGTGAGCGATACTGGTGATTATCCGCACTTGCCACTTTCAGGCGCAGGCCTTCAATGGGTTCAATCCAGCGTTCGCCGTTCAGGTCAATTCGGGGGTTAAGGATTAGCATTCATTCCTCTGAATATGAAAGCGGCCCACCATGAGGCAGGCCGTCAGGTTTAAGGAGCGGTTACGGTGATTGCAGTTGACCCGCTATATTCACGAACACGGGCGGTGATGGTTGCCGTGCCTTCTTTAACGCGAGTCACCTGAGCCGCTTTCTGACCGGTAGATGCAACGGCCGCTACCGATGGGTCCGAGGACTCCCACGTCACAGTGTCGGTGGCACCTGCCGGGGTAAGATTGGCAGTGAGCGTAACCGTTGAGCCTTCAGCGCCTGAAGATGTGGCAGGCGTTACCGTCATAGCAGTAGTTGGAATCGTTTCTGCTCGTGTGATGGTAGGGGGAACATCTGCGCCGGTAATGTTAAGCGTTACCTGAATGATTTCCGTGTTACCACCGTCCGGCCAGTCTCCATCCACCTGAACGGATGGCAGATTGAAGGTGTAGCTACCCTCATCGTTTTCCAGGGTGAAGCTGAACGGCATGGTTTCTCCAGATAACGACTTCTTCCATGCGATATAGGCCTCTTTGGACCACGACAGCGTGACGCTTCCTGATGGCGTGAAAGTAGTCGGAATATTAGCGCCAGCAAATGGGTTGCCAGTGCCAATACAGCGCTGCGTCTGAAGGTTGTTGTCGAACTGCAGGTTGAATGAATCAACACAGAATCCATCACCACCGTTTACGCCGTTCAGGCTGATGTTGGTCACCTGCTTGAAGGAGTAACGCATTTCGCCAGCGTTATCGACCGGGTCTGCGAAGTAACTGGTGCTGTCAGATTTCGAATCCCAGCCAAGACCCGCAAAGGTCACGGTAGCGGTAATATCTCCGTCGTTCGGGATTTCAATCTGGAAGGTGCCGACCTGAGCGCCCCGGGCAATGGATGCAACGCCGATATCCTCTGCGTAGGAAGCGACAGAAAAGGTGATGCGGTCATTGCCCATGGTTAGGGCGTTGTTGTTCCACTCAGCACCAAAACATGATGCAAGGAAGTCATCATGCTGACCCCAGCGGAACTTAGTGGACACGTCGCCGGTTACATCGACGGTACCGACTGACCGGCCCTGCGCCATGCGGGAGCCGCCAATCTCGTCATTGTCGATCATGCTCTGAGATGGGCCGAGGCCGAAGCTGCTACGCTTCAGTAGCTGCCAGTCTCCAGATGTCGGCGTGGTGCCGGGTGTTGTTTCTCGTTTATAGGCCGTTACGACCTTTGCGCCTGAGCTCACTTGAGCCTCCTTAAAGGTTAAGCGCCCTACACGGCGCGGTAAGGGATCTGGATATTCATTTGCGCCCATCCATCCGCCTCTCCGGCGTCAATGGCTGAGACTGCGAAGTAGTCAAGACGGCCGTCGGTTTTGAACTCGAACAGTTCACGAAGCTTGTCAGCCGTCTGCGTTAGAAGGAGTGAGCCAGTACCAGTGGGGACGAATATCTGAATGATGAGCATCCCTGTTCGATGAACTACCGGTCCGTTGCCTATCTCATTAGCTCCAGCAAGGCCGGGAATGTTTGTCAGACGCGCCCAGATGGATTTACCAGTCGGGTCATACGTCTTATCGTTCTGGTATCGCACATCACCAGAGGCAATAGCCGTCTGCGCCGTCATGCGTTTGATGACAGCGTTTCTGATTTCTTCGAGGGTCATTTGTAGGCCTGCGTTACACCGTGGAATGAGTTGGCATATACGCCGGTAGGCGCTTGTTTGGAGTGTCCGTTCTCCAGCCTCTCTGCATAAGGGAGGTTGTTCTGGATGTAGATGACTGAGTAGGGCTTACCTTGCGCTATAACAGCACTACCCTGCTGTATAGTCACCGCTCCTGATTGATCAATGGTTGAGAGCTGGCTGTAATCAGCGCCCCCTATGCTCACCTGATTGTTAGCGCGAAACCTTCCAGTATCGACTGGAGAGCGCTGCACAATATCAGTAAGAAGCGCCATTGAGATAATGCGCAACTTCTTACCTACCTCTTCCTCAATCAGCCCGGCAAACAAAAGCGGATCGTTATCCCAGGACTTAGCCATGTCACGATCTCCGCCACTTGCAAAGAATCCGCTCAGGGATGAATAGCACGGCGAAGATTAGCGGCCATAAAAGCGCGGCGATTACTCCGTAAATAGCCTTAAGCCATGCCGAGCCACCGTCCCTGATAAACAGCACAGAAATGAACTCGACAAGTCCGATAGGAAGTCCGCAAATTAAATAAAGCAAAAGAAATTGCATCACGCCCTCCGCAACTGAATGGAAAAAGTGGCCTGCGCCGGATCTGTTGCCGCCGTAATGACTTTGTAGCGTTGCTGTTCACCGGTAACTAGGTCAGGCGCGGTGATGATGTGATCGATCGTCGGCTTATCGGTAACTTCATTCGTCAGCGCGGTTAATTTCAGGTCGCCATGCAGGATGTTGACACCATCAATACGATTGAGGCTGTATTTCGACAACACGCCGCGCCCGGTGTAGGTCACTGCCGTCTCGCCGCCTGTCTCGGTCACGGGGTCCCAGCCTGACTGGATGACGTAGCGTCCGGTGAAGGCGTTAACAGCATCGGCAAGGTCGGTATCGAAAGCCTCGGCAATGTCGGTCTGTAGCTCGTCACGAATGCCCATCAGCGATACACCCTGAATGCGAGAGGATTGATGCGCCACTGCCCAAGCAGGGAGAGCGCGAGCTGAACATCTGCGGGAAGCAGCGATGTAGATGTTGCCTGCCCTGATGCATAGGTTTTGGAGACCTTAACGCCGTCGGCATCTACCGTTTTGCTCGTCAGCGAACCTGATTCAGTCTGCTGCTTATAGAGCGTGCCATCAGCTGCAGATTTAGCCAGGTAAGCACCGGCGGCAATGACATCTTGAGGGATAGCGTTGAGGTCAATGCCCTGCAGGTTCAGGCTGGTCATGTAGGCGTTAGCCTGAAGCACAGCAGCAGCCTTTTTATCCGGCGTCGTCCATTCGGTGCCAAGCACCCCGTCAACGTCTTCAACTGTCACGTAGGTTGTCATCTTGACTCCAGAATTAAGGGGCCGAAGCCCCCTTCGTTACTTGGTGGACTTAGTCGCTTTCTTGGCTTCGGAGTTTTCACCGCCGCCATTGTTCACCGCGCCTTCGTCTTTCGGTTCGCTGCGGACGTGATCAACGCCGCCTGTTTCGCCGACTGTTTCTGGGCCAACGGTAATATTGCCGTCACTGCCACCGAATCCCCACCTGGCTTTCTGGTTTGGGTCGATATAGTTGTCTTTTGCTACGGCCATAATGACCTCCTCATTAAGCCCCGGTTATCCGGGGCATGGTTGATTAGGCTGCGACAGTAGAAGTCACAAATGCCAGCGGAACCTGTTTACGGTCGAACTTGCGGTCCCAGTTGGTTGCCAGGGCCAGGTCAGCCCAGTTAGCAGATACCGGACGGGTAGTGGTCGGCGTTCCGGTAATCGTGGTGCTCAGGAACGAGTAGCCCAGAGGATGAATCACGAAGTTGCGACGTGTCCACAGGGTTTCGGTGCCGCCACCGTTACCGCGTGCAGGTTCGCGATCGTACTCAACGTCATCCTCACCCTGCTCTTCGGCATAGCCAAGTGCACCCGGACCGAAGATAACGGAGAGGTACTTAGCGTCTTCACCAGTGCCAATTACCGGCATGGAGTCGTCAACCACTACGCGCATACCCTGGAAGCGGCCAAACTCAGGAATCTGGTCAGCCAGCGGGGTAAAGTCGATCAGGTTGAGAATCTGAAGCTCGGTCTGCACGGCGGAGTGCATAGCGATCACGCTCAAGCCGCCCAACTGACCGGAGTAATCACCCATAGTAGCCTTGGCGCGGATGATTGCGGCTGCGTTGATAGTGCCGCCGGCATCAATGACCATGTCGCCGCCATCGTTCGCTACGTTGTCGTTGTAGATGCCGATAGTGGTTGCGATTGCGCGACGCTGTGCCTGACGCTGCCAGTAACTGGTCAGGCGAGAGGCCACGAATTCCAGCGGGTCCTGGTTGGTGATGTTTTTCACCAGATTCATCGCGTTCCATCCTTCGTTCAGGTATGCGGCGCGGGCCTGCATGCTGGCAGACGTTACAGACAGCGGAACAGCGATATCGGTGTAGACGTCGTTCGAGTAGTTAGGCTCGATAGACGCGTCCAGATCAACCCACCACGGAATGGTGAAGGTGTTTGACGGCGACGCCAGCAGAGTGCTCATATCGCTGTTATTGGTCAGGATGCCTGACTCAAAGAATGCGGTACGCTCAGCGGTGTTAACGCGCATGTAGTCGCGCAATTCGTCGCGGAATACGACGTCAGAAAGAATGGTTGGCATTGCTTAAATCCTTATTTAGATGCCTCATGCGCTTTCTTAAGGCGCTCATATTCGGCAGGGTTATCTTTGCGGAGCTGTACTCGCTCCATACCACGTAATTCCCCGAATGATTTGGTAACCCGGTCACCACTCTTAGGCGCGGCCCCGCCGCCACCTGCCTGACTGCCGCGCACGAGGGATGCGTAACGCGGTGAGGTTTCGAACTCACGCTGGAGATCGGCTAATGCGCTGACCGTCAGATTCCCTGAATCGTCAGTAACGCGCACCTGGCCTTCTGCCACTTTCAGTCGCTTAGCGATGAACTCTTTGAGGATGTCTGCGTTGTCACCATCTGCGATCGCCGTAGCAATACGTGTGGCTGCGAGATTGATGTCGCGCTGCTCGATGGACCGGCGAAGCTCTACCAGGCTGCTACGCTCGCGCTCAAGCTCAGCCTGAGAGCTTTGGAAGAGTTGTTGATAATTGCCTTCTGCTGCCAGCCGTTCTTCTTCTTTGCGTCGGGCTTCTTCTTCTGCAGCACGGCGACGCTCCTGCTCGGCTTTCTTTTCGGCCAGCAATTCATCACGCTGGCGCTTGAGACCGGAAACATCTTCCGGCTGCGGCAAACCTTCGATCTGGCAGATATAGACATCGCCCTGCAGCGCATACAGCGCCTGTTTGGCTTCATCGAGCTGAGCGAATTCCTCAGCGGTAAGCTGATACTTCAGAGTCATACATTCTCCTGAATGGATGTGTGCTGGCCCGGCCAGCGTTTAGATGTGATTTTTAGGCAATAAAAAAGGCCGCCTAAGCGACCTTGCAGGGTTCACTGCGATTGATTAGAGATCTAGAACACGTTTCTTTGCATATTCATAATATGCTCTTGCTTCTAAGAACGAATCAAAATTAGCCGCAACACCATCTTTATCAGGTGTTTCTGTCATGTAGGTCCTCACAGAGAATCCAACGACTGGATGGTCGCCTAATCCTTTGTCGTACTTACCAAGCAAGACGGAGAAGTGGCAGGTGTAATTACCAATGCTCTCGGCCTCTTGTATTTCTTCTTTCTCGATCCTTTCATCTTGCATTTCAAATAACATAAAAGCCCCTATTCGTTTCTGATTACAGCATTTCCAGAAACCAGAATAATGACTTTGTAAGGTTGTTACAGCCCTCCCAACTCAAAAGCATGGGGCTCTAGCCCCCTAAGTTGGTCGAGGGTGTACTCTTTGCCGTTGTCATCGACAAAGCGGTCGAGCGTCAGATCGCCTTTGCTGAATAGCTTGTAACGCGCTGGGCCAAGCACCTCTTTCTGGAATGCTGCAGGCTGTCTGGCAAGCCAGTCACCGTAGCTCGTCTTGCTGCTTACCTGCTCTACCCCATCAGGGCCGACAGATGGCCGAGTGCTGCCGGGAATCTCTCGCTGATACTCATCTTTGAGCACCGGCACTATTGACGACCGGCATCCCCAGTGAGCGGGCGGCTTAGGTCCATCCAGTGGGTAAACCTTCCTGTCACGAGCGCGGCATACCGGTGTGGTCCTGCTATCAAGCGTGGATATCCAGCGATGACCTTTGAGGATGTCTTCATTCTGCTTCAGCGTTTCCGCCCGGGCTGATGAAGCGACATGGTTGGTCACCGTGCGAACCAGTGAGCCAACCTGCTCCTCATGAGACACGCCGAGAGATGTCAGCCGCCGGACGATTTGACGCTGCGTCTCGCCAAGCGATGAGCCGATAGCAATTTCGCTCAGGATGTCCGCCGTTTTCTTACTACCAAACTGTGAGAGCGCCCCGGCAATGTTAATAGCCTGCCTGCGAGAGCCGACAGCAAGCTCCAGAGGGTCAGCTAGTACAGCAGCGGCTATCATCTCAGGCGATGGCTCAGCGAGCTTTACAGATGCCTTAACGATGCGACCAAGTAATTTGCTGTTGAAGCTGAACTCGTACTGTGCAAACTCGCCGAGGTCCAGCCATTGCTGCTCGCTCATCTCGCCATAAATCGCGCCGAGGTCTTTCCTGAGCGTTTCAATCTGGCGCTGATATCGAGCGGTGGCGTACTGGCTTAACCCCTCGTTAACGGTCTCTTTGGCTCGCTTGATGGCCTTGCGGATAAACTTTGTTGCTTTACCTGCAAGACCAGACCCAAAGCGCTGAACATAGACCTGATGGCGCGTGGCGGCGTCTGTGGTGTAACCGTCTGCGCTCATGGTAAGTCCTTACGCATTGCTTTCAGAGAGTTTCTGCTTCAATAGGTAGCCTTCAAGCGTCCAGATTTTATTGATGGCGTTCTCGCGAGCAATCTTTCGGCCGATTTCTGCATCGTAATTTTCCGGGCTAGCGCAGGCACTCTCACCGGTTACGGTAAAGCCGTTTCGAAGTACGATGACGCAAATGGTAAGAAGGCTCAGTGACTGAATAGTTAACTCATGCTGTGCATTGCCTTGCGCCGCTAAATGGTCAGTCCAGTGAACGCTATCGCCTGGCACAATATACATTTCTTCGGCAATAAGGCTCTCGATGTGGCTTGGCGTGACTCGCGGCGCAGTTTTTCCTTTATCCTGAATTTCCTGCTCTATATCTTTGTCGCTCATAGCTATCCCTCAGTGACGGAATTGGTTTCGTTTGATATTTCTTCACCTTCAACTGGCGGCTCATTCTCTCGGTCTGCGTCAATGTCATCATCGTTACGGTCAGCCTCAACCCAGCCGGTCTGGCGAAGCTTGGTGCGGACGTCTGCTTTCGCAATAATGCCCTGCTGCCATGCCTGGATAAGTGCCAGCACATCCTGAGAGGTCAGCGTTGCGTCGAAGAACTCCTGATTCAGCCAGAAAACTGTGCCTTCTTCGTTTGCTGTGCCGGTCATATACAGCTCAGCATCCAGAATCGCCAGTTTCAGCGCCTCGCTGACGTTCCCGGCAATAGTGCCGAGTACGCTGTTGTCGCTGCTGTAGCGGATGCGAGCTGCTTCTGCCGTCTCCTGGCCTGACGTCTGCTGAACGATGCGAGCGCCAATCATCAGCATCTGGTTTTCTTTGTCGATCATCAGCGTGCGGGCCAGCTGCCCCTCTGAAGCCTGGACCATAGTCGCCGATCCGTTCTTGCCAAGACTGTAACCGCGCTTTGAGCCCACCTGAATGCCATTAGGGTTCCATTTCTGGAACTCTTCATGCTCGATATCGGTAGTGAAGAACACCGTTGGCTGACTGCTGATGAATCCTGACTCCTCCACCGTGGCGCTGTTGCCATAGTGGAGGATGTTCACCTCGGCCAGGTCTTCCAGTGGTGCCTTGTCGATGCGGGAATCGTTACTCTCTGCGCCGAAGAAGTGAAAAGGGATATGGTCGAATGCCTTCCCTGAGTAATCGGTGGGCCACACATCCAGAACAGGCTGTTCAGCATTCTCACCTTCACGCCATACACGATGGCGATACTTGCCATCTTCCAGAGTCAATGCCCGGTACTGATTCTTAACCTCAAACACGAACTCATCTTCGTTTTCGGTGTTATAGCATTCAGCCAGCACCACCATAGTGAGCTTGCGAACGCCATCAATGACGTCTTCCCGCCAGTTGATGATACTCAGGGCTTCGTAGATATGGATGTGAGCCCTGTCTCCTGCTGTCTGCGCTCGTGTTGGCCGCAGGCCTTCAGGCATCTCTTTGGTCGGGTAGTCCACGAAGAACCCGCCGCGCCCGGTGTCGAGGTCTTCACCTACAGCCTCTTTTGATAACTGCTCTAGGCTAGTTCCATCACCGCTGGCGTTCTCAATCAGATAGGCAACCGGCTCTGGCAGGTCGATCTCCGCAGTCTTGCGGAATACAGCACCAATCAACCCCTGACGCGTTCGCCCTGTGATGTTAAGGAACATTGCACGAGCAATAAGCGAATCATAATCAGCAAGGTTCTGCTCGCTTTCATTGGTGGGGTCAGGCATGGGTAAATATAACCTTCCCCGCTCTTTCACCGCCCTGCTGCCAGCCACACAGTCTTTGACAAGCTGCCATGACTTTTCGGCGTCGGCGTACTCTTTCCTTACGTTTTTGTAGTTAGCCATAGTCGCTTATCTTTTGAATTGAACCTGTACCGACTTCAGAACGTCGCGTTTTTTCTGTGTGACTGCGAAGTACCGGAAGCCATCGGATCCGTGTGATGTCCAGTCGTGAAGGGGCTTATCTTTCCAGCACCCGCGCTTGTCATCCCATTCCTTGCGGTAGCTCTCGAGAGCGTTCAGGCCTTCTTCGCATTTCACGTCATCAAAGACGCACCGTGGGAGGATTTCACGCACCTGCTCTATGCCGTCGTCAACGCCGAGCTTTGGCACCACCTGGAAGGTGATCGCATATCTACTGCCGTCGATTTCGTACCCTTCACGCGCCAGCTCTCTACGGGTCTTTGCGTCTGAGCCGAACTCACGGTTATCGATATCGTGCGGCCCCCAGTGAGCCGCATAGGTGTAGCCCTTATCCTTCAGCACCTTCATGTAATGGCGCAGGCCTTCACCACTGTTCTCGTAGTAGTCGATGACGTGATATTCCTCACCAACGATGCGAACGAACCAGATAGCTGTGGAGTCGCTGACCCCGATATCCCAGAAGGTGTGGACAGGCAGATGTGAGTTATCAGGCAGCGCACCGATGCGCTTCTGCTCGTAGAGCTTGCGGAACTGCTTCGCGTAGTACGCTCCTTCAACCGACTGCTGGAATGCTTCCGCAGGAATTGAGGGGTACTCACGCTTCATGTCATCGCCTAGCGTTTTCTCTTTGGCGTAATACCAGGCTCTCTGGCGATCGTTAAGATTTATGTCGTACTTCGCCTCAAGTTCAGCAAAATAATCGCTCAGGCGCTGCGGTAGCTCCTCTACGGGGTCAATTGCATAGAGGGCGTTCTTCCACCAACTGAAAAAGAAGAATTTCCAGTCTAGAGATGAGAGCAACTTGCCCTGTAGTTGTGCTTTCTCAGCCGACTGGCAGTAATCGAAGAAGTAGCCAGCCCGGCCTTCCGCAGTGCTTTCAATCGTCGTGAAACAGTCGCTTGATACAGCTTCAAAAGCGCCTGTGACAATCTCTCGCGCTTTGTCAGGGAACTTGGCGCAGATCTTCCCGAACTCGGAAACGTGCAGATAGCGCAGCGTACCGCCACGGAAAGATGTGCTGATATACAGCGAGCCGCCTTTCTTAAATACCAGCTCACCCGCTGCATCATTGCTCGCAGGGTTAGCAGCTTTGATTTCATCAGGGAGTCGGTCATAGGCGTATTTTATCTTCTCGCGGAAAAGACGTTTGGCGTCGTTCAGGGTATGGGCTATCAGTGCGCACTTCGCAGCTTCAAACAGCGCCGCGTCGAGCTGAATGATGCAAACCTCTGTGGTGAAGCCTAACTGGCGTGCTTTCAGAATCAGGTTGCGGGTATGCATGCCATCGAAGTATTCGAGCTGCTCCGGCGTCATCTGGAAGCGTACTGGCTTACCTTCTTTGTTGGTGATCCAGTAGAGGTGATTTAGTCGCCAGAGTTTATCTCGCAGAAGCTTGAGATGTTCTGGCCTCATGCTTACCCCTTCGACAGATCATCCATCAGGTCAGAAAGTTTCTTGGTGGCATCATCACCGGCAGGGCCGTCAATGTCGTATGCCTGACGCTCCAGGCCAATGAGTGTCTTCAGCGTGTCAGACAGGTCTTTCATCGACTTCACTCGCCCGGGCATGCTGATGACCTTTTGATAAATTTCATTGAGGCGATCTTGGCCTTTATCATCGGGCCGAAGCATCAACTCGCCGAGCTCATCCAGTGCGCCTAAATCTGCGCATTGCGCTTCAAGCTCACCAAAGAGCGAGCTGGCGATATTACGCGCTCTGCGAATGTCTCCGCGATGCTCCATGCGGACAGTGGCAATGACCTCAGCATTGGCCTCAATGAGTATCCGCTCGTTGGTAGCCGTTTCAGCGGATACCGCCCTGGATACCTCTCGTTTGGATACCAGTGCATCAGCCTTCGCCTTAATCTTTGCTTTAAGGTCTCGCTCCCATCCATCACGCTTAGCTCGCTTGTTGATAGCTCCGTGCGTAATGCCGTGCTGGGATGCGATTTCACGGATGGACAACAAGCCGGCACGGTAAGCCGACTCGATGGCCTCCCAGTCAGGCTTTGCCATATATTTCTCCTTTAACCATTATCAAGCGCCCCGGGAGAGGCGCTTTGTAATGGCAATAAAAAACCGCCCGGAGGCGGTTATTCGTAATGTTTTGACCAGTGTTTACTGCACTCTTCTATAGCTGAGCTTACATCTCTTGCCGCAGGGCGCCTCCGTGCTACAGCCGTCTGGAATCCGCCATTCATCTGCGGACCCAAGTGATTTAATGACACTTCATCACCAGTCCTGTGCCAGACACGATTCCCGTCAACCACTTTTTCGCGATAAACGTGGATGGAATCTATATTATTAGCCTGGCTCCCATCCGTCCTATATATTTCATAGCGAGTCAATTCCCCATCCTCGCCGCGGTAAATCAATGTTCTTTCCAATGTTAACTTGTCCATTTTCTGTCCTCTTTTTTTAGGTGAGGATCCAAATTAACATCAGATTTTTTTTGTCGGAAATATGTAACCAGTTTCGTGATGACCATCCAGGCATTTAGCAAATCTTGTGCGCGTTCTTTATCTCCATCACAACCTCACGCTGCAGCTTCCTGATTTCGTCGCGATGCCGGCGTTCCTGCTTCCAGTAAATCCAGAAGAAAAGCCACGTCATAAGCAGCGCTGCGATGCAGCCGCCGGAGATGATGTTGTAGATGGAGTAAGCACTCATTTGGCTTCCGTCGCGCAGTTAGCTTTCCACGTTTTGTTGTGGGTGAGGATGGCTCGCTTGGTGCGTTCATCCATGGTGAGAATGTCGGCCTCAGTAACAAGGATCGGCTTCACCCAGTTACAGGCAGTGTCGACCACAACGGTGTTATTTGTTGAGCCAGTCGGAGCGCAGCTCGTCGTCAACAGCGCTGCCAGGCATGCGAGTAACGGTGTCCTGAACATCAGCGGCCTCTTTGCTGGTTTTGGTCTGGCGCTCGGTAGCGGCCTGAGCCTGTTCGATTTTGGTTTTGGTTTCACGCTCGGTCGCGGCCTGTTCGGCTTTTCCCTTCCCCTTTGAGTGACCAATACCAAAGGCACCGGCAGCGATTGCTACCACTGCAAAGAAACCGGCGATCAGCATTTCAATGAAACTCATGATTTCTCTCCCGGGTTCATACCCGCGTCGATTTGCTGCTCTTTGATGTCTTTGTCGGATGCGAGCTTTTTAGCCCCAAGGTAGCCGGCAGTGCAGAAGCCGAAGTACAGTCCGAAAATCACGTCCGATAGCGTCCCCTGGTATGCCTGCCAGCCTACTGCGCAGCTGCACACCAGGAAGCCTAATGCGGCCTGCGTTCTGCTAAGAGATATTGTGCCGGCGCTACCACGCAGCATGCTGAAGACGTCCATCAGATTTCCACCCTGTCCAGCCAGCCCCACAGGAATTCCTCCTGCGATTGGTCGGCTTCCGCTATTTCAAGATAGCGCTGACCCTGAGTGCAATTGAGCGCCTTCAACAGCTTCGCTTCTGCTGCTGCATACCCGCGAAT